TTAGGGAAGTATAGATCCACCCGGTGACCAAGATCCTGTGCCTCCTCCCACATATCGTAGATGGACGCATAGGTCTCCCACTCTAGCCTGTAGGCAGGACAGCTAAGAAGTAGATACATCCGTCTTACGAGGACGCCCTCGCTTAACCGACGATGGCTTAGGCGCTGTCTTCTTGACTGGCTCTTCCTTCACAGGGGCTGTCGCGCCAAGAGGCACTACGAGACCCGCCTTTAGCCAATCCGTACCTGCGGGCAAATCAAACTCCTCTCCTTCTGAAACACGGTACTTGGTATTACCCGCCATACCTGCGAATGATTTAACTGCTTTGACCTTCATTGTCATCTCTTGATTAAATGAGAAAGGGGGTGGTCCTTGCGAACCACCCCCAATCTACTAAACCCCGACGTTGAATGCTTAGGCGGATGGATGCACTCCGTATCCAACTGCTTCTGCCTGAAGTACTTTGTACACCGTGCGGAAGTAGTAGTGGAGGACAACCTGTCCTGAACCTGCCTTCGAGTATGGATCACGAAGAACCGTGAATCCTGGCGCCTCACGGAAACCAACGTAGTTGAAGTTACCGAAGTAGACCGACTTGCTCGAAGCCGTGTTGGTTGCGCCCGTCTTCTGTGAGAAGTATACAGGGTATCCCATCAGCGTGTTAGCCGTATCACCTACCTGGGCATGGTATGCTCGCTCTGCGCCACGGATGGAGTAGATATCCATGAGCGTAGAAGGACGCATGATGAAGGCATTGCTGTTACCTTCGTCCAAGTAGTAGGGAAGATCACCGAATGACATCAAGTCTTCGATCTCGCCTGCGGCAACTGCCGTGGCTGAGTTGAAGGTCTTGAGTGACGTTCCGTTTGATCCAACTTCCGTGATGAGGAGGTTGTTGTGGGTCTTAGCCATTCCACGACCAACAAAGTCGTTTAGGAACTCAAGCAAACGGCTGTCTTCGTCCTCCAAGACTTCGACTGATAGTTCGATCTTCTTGGTGTACTTGAGAAGCGTCATAGCGGCTTGATCGAGTGCCGGGGCATCGCGATCAAAGTTTGCCGTTTCGTTCGTTGATACGAACTCACCGTCGCCTTCGTTGTCAATAGGAACGTTAACCGTCGTGCCTTGACCTGGGATGTTTCGGACGCCCAAACGCTGTGCAAGCATGGACTCATCACGACGAGCGATGATGCCCTGGAAGTGACCCGTTGGGACCGCATTTCCGCCATCAGCGGCATCGCCCACGTTCATATCCGTGTCATTTGATGCCTTGATAGCGCCCTTGTCACCCGTGCGAACGAAGTATGCAAATGCCTTTACTTCGTCGTCGCCACGCTTGGTCTTGACGTTTACGTTGAAAGCAGGATCAATGGTCTTGCCTTCTTGCTTTGCAGGAGAGAATGCCTTGAGTTTCTCATCCATGATGGCGGAAATCTGATCGAGGGTTGGGACCACGATCTGATCAGCCGCTTTCTGCGTGTTGTTTTCCATAGCGGTAAAATCAGAAAGGTTTGTGTCTGTGTCTGTAACGCTTTCTTCAGTCCCTTGGACATCCTCAGTCTTGATAGACTCTTGGACGTCCCCCTCGGTACCTGCGAATAGCGATTTCAAAGATACGATGTTTCTCGGCTCAGCGGGCGTTGGCGTAATGGACGCCTCCCCAATGATCCACGTATCAATTCTGTTTGCCTTGCCAGTAGGTGTGCGCTCAACAAGGTGACCTACTGCGCCGGACGAGTAACCAAGCTTTCCTTGCTTGACCATCTCGGCGATGTACTTCTCGTACTCATCGCGCATCTTGAGTTGAGCCTCCATCCAAAGACCCGCATCGTCGCGCTTTAGTTCACCTGAGCCTAAGCGCCGAGCGCCCATCTTGGCATCCATGCCGTGATGGTAGACCACCGTGGCTTTCGTGTTCTCCCCGAAGTAGGTATCAGGGGTGAAGTAGTCACCCTCTAGATCCGTATCGACGGGATTGCCGTAACGGACTAAATAGCCACCAATGGTGACCGTGTCATCCGTCTCGCTAATAACCTTAATTGCGTCCCCGAAGGACACCAAAACGTCTTCCATATTAAAACCCTTTAGCGTACCCGCTTCTAACTGTCTGTACAAACTACGATACCAGTCACGTCCTGCCGCGCCTCCCCATAGAAGGGCAGACACATAAGCCGGGCTGTCCTTTGGCTCATCGAGGAAACGCTCATTGCGTCCCCACCAACGATTCCCCTTGCGAATCTGTGCCTCGCCAATCGTGCCACCACCTGCAATGTTGCGAGCCATAGCCACCGTGGCAGGCTCTAACCCACTACCACTAAGACCCTCTTCGTGCAGTTCAAGTCCACGCCTAAAATTGTTACGGACGCTCTGTGGGGCAGATACCTTCGCCTTGACCTCCATGTCATCATGGGATTCGTAGGCATCACACACAAATGCAGGGTCCACCTCTTCGTCCCACTTGTCACAATACCCCGCCTCAAAGTGTTCACAGGTAGAGCAGTTGATTCCCTCTACCTCAGCCTCGCGGTAACTCTCAGGAAGAATCTTGATCTCCTCACTCGCCTCTAGCGCGGCAATCTGTCGCAGAGCCGCATCACGGGTCGTATGGCATCCCATCTGCGTACCGTCGTCATCCTTGACGACCGCATACTGACCGCCCTTGCCCTCGGCAGTCTCGCACGGTCCTTCGTTAATCGAGTATGGCATTAGTTCTGTATGACCCTGTAAATGGTGATCGTATCCATGAACGTGAATAAATCTACGTCATTGGGCTTAACCCACTCGGGAGACTCCATCCACTTGCCGGGTAAGCCCATCTTCATATCCTCCTTGAAATACAGCTTTCGGATTAGGAAACTCTTGCGGGCATTGTACCACGCCTGTCTACGCTTGGTAACATCGTACATCGGCAGTTCACCACTTCACTTGCAGGTCCGCTAGGATCACCAGGATGTTGCATCAGGGCGTTCCCAACCAAGAACGGCTCGGCAACATCAACAACCTGTCCGTCAGCCACAATGTGCGATGGACGGACCCGACCGTCTCGTTGACTGAGCCACGTCTTGTAAGGTACTCCACTCAACAGCCACGCCTGTAACTGTCCTGCCTCGAAAGCCCCTACAGCAGTCGTTTCTGTGATGGTGGGAATACGATTCTCACGCATCTCACGAAATAGTTCAATCACGAAGGGTTTGAGACGCTGTGCAAGCTGTGCCCTAGACAAGCCCGGCGGCAGGGTGTCAATCGCAAATGCCAACTCCCTAGCAAGCATATCCGCCGTCGTGCGTATTACCTGCTGAGGACGTGCCATTTGGTTCATAGCGGACTGCATATTGATGAGTGGCATATCCACTATAGACCCATTACCCGCCCGTCTAGCGCCCGCGCCCCACCCAAGCAGGATCATCGTCGTGATGTCCTCCTCTAGGTTCTCCATGAAGATGTCAATCGCCTCCTGCTGATTCAGCAGTTCATCACCCATTACCTGCTTGACCTCATCTAAGCGAGCAAGGACAGTCCTGAGCAACTGATTAAAGAACGTCCTCACAGAGCGCTCTATTTTGCCCTCTCCGCGCAGACGGATCTCCTCTACGGCATCATACTCCTGTTGTAACTCGGACGCCGTCAGCGCCTTCTCAGCGCGTCGTGTCCCCGCCTCTAGTAATGCCTTGTATGCCCTCTCCCTTCGGGGTTCGGTGAGGGCATCTAAAAATCCCAAGGAGGGGAAAAAGCCTCTGATACCTCAAGTCCCGATTCCAAGCGATCCCGGATGGCGAGATAGATCTTCAGCGGTAGATGCTCGCGGTTAAACTGCACGAGTGGATCCTTCGCATTCTTGATCTTCTTACGCCACGCCTTGATCTCCCCTTCCTGCTCTGCGCTTAATGGCGACTCTGACTGAGCCTCCGTCCTAGCCTGATCCTGTATTTGCGCCTCTTCGGGCGTCGTCAGGTTAGATCCAATAACCGCCTGTTCAGCCGACCCATCTATGGGATCAAAGCCAAGCATCGCACGAGCCTCATTGACCGTGAGGATCGGGGCGCCGCCCGTTAGCTGTGACAGCGACGTCGCCTTCTCTACTTCATGCCGTTGCAGGGTCTCTAGACGCTGTGGCTCAAACGAAATGCGATAGCCCGTCTGCGCAAAGATCGACCTGTTCAACTTCATGGCGATGCGATTCGCCTGTGGAATGATCGTCTTCGTGTAGAACGACACATCATCCTGCTTAGCCGTCGCAAAGTTTGCCGCATTCGACATGATGATGGACATCGGAATCCCCATCACGGATGCAATCATTTCCCTCTGCTCAAGGGACAACTTCAGGTTACCTAGCGACTCAACGCCATCTCCAATCGTCTGCACACTAACGGCATCCGCCTCGACCACCTTGATCTTCCCGCCGTTCTTCGAGCCACCGAACCAATCAAACCACTTCCGCTCTACACGATCCCTCTCTTCCTTTGGCGTACCAAACGGAACGCCCACAAGGGTCGCCTTGAGCAAGCCATTGTCAAGGACATTGTCCAAGTAGGTGTTCAGGCTGTGCAGGACATCCGCATTGATCCTTGCCGCCGTACCAATCGGGTTACCGGGTCCAATCTCCGTTAGAGGGTCCGTCTGATAGATCGAGACCACATCCTCGGCATCGTAGGTGTTGTACTTGCCACCAATCTTGCGCTTAAAGCCTGTGATCTGCCCGGTAGACCGATCATAGATCTCTTCTACCGTACCCGGCGAGAACCATTGGATACCAATCATTTTGCCCCGATCCAAGATCTTGCCCATATACGCAGAACCCACAAGGACGAGACTCGCCTCCGTGTTGAAGATCAGGTCGTGCATATTCGACATCCATGACAACTCATCCGGGAAGTCATAGTCCCTGTCGGTGTCATAGATGACCGCATCCGGACGATCCGCCCGAACAATGGTAAAGGGTACCTGCGACAGCGTAGACGCTCTCAGGTCAATACAGGCGCGGAAGAATGAGTTCCTCGTGTACGCCTGCAGGGCGGTCAGCTTCTTAGAGGCGTCATAGCCAAAGATCTGCTGAACGTAGTCCTGCGTAAGATTGAGATTCTTGGTCCCGTTGGGGCTTATCAGTTGAACAGCCATGATCGCCTATGTCCGCTTTGTGTCCATGCAAGGGCTAGGCTCATCACGCAGTCATCGTGCATCCCGCTTGGCGCCCCATACTTGAATGAGCCACCGCTAGTACGGGAGGTTTCATAGGCGCTAAGTTCGGCTAATAACACAGGATCGTCGGGTATGCGGATAATGCCTTGTTCAAACGCCAAAGATAGCGATTCGATGGCTTGACCCTTGGACGCATTAGTTGTAAGAAACGGACGAATGGGTAAACCACGCCGCTGTAACTGCTCAATTAGTGGTTCACCAATACTATTCCGCTCAACGACAATAATACGAGGACGCCACTTGTTATAAAGATTCTCCAACTTGGTGACCTGGACCGCATAGTCAATCCTATTGAACCGAACAAGATCCACTAAGGCATTGTCCTCTAGATCGACTACCGTTATAACCGTCCAGTCATTCAGCTTACCCCAGTCCACCCCAAATACATAATTCCTTCCCTCCGCATTCAAGTAGGACTGCTGATCAATATCCACTACGCAATTACGGATGTTCCTAAATACACCCCCATCGTCCTGCAAGAACTCCGCGAGAACCTCCTGATTGAAAACCATCTCAGGTAAGCCGTCACGCATCGCCTCCACCTCCTCCTCGTGGATATGCGGATTACTGCTCGTCGGCATCTGCCAACTACGCCATTCCGGATACTCTTTGTCCTTGCCCATAATCCACAGGGCATAGAAGTAATTCCTGCCTTTAGGCGTCGACAGGAAGAAAGCATCCCCTCTATAGTCCGCTAGGGTAGGGCGAATAGCGTGTGTCCACGCCTCCTCCAAATGACGGACCATCGCCGCCTCATCTACAATAACCCGCGCATATTTCCTACCGCGAGATACGTCAGGGTCTTCGAGCGACCAAAACTCCAATACCGCGCCCGTGATGAACTCAATCCTCCTCTCCTGCGCATTAGAACGCTCAATAATATCCTTCGCCACCTTCGTAAACTCACGCCATACGTCAAGCAGGGTCCTATATGACGGCGCATACCAAGCACAAGGCTTTCCATCTATAATCGACTGTATTATGAGATCAAATCCTAGTGTCGTCTTTCCCCACCTACGACCACACGACAAGACATTAAATCGCTTTGCCTGACGAATGACCGTCAACTGCCCATTATGGCGGGCGGGCAGATGAATGTCAATCTTCTTGGTCTTCTGCTTGCCCTTACTAAGCACGGACATTTATTCACCGTCCCGTTTAACAGAGATCTTAATCTCACTAATGTTGGCATTAGCGTGTTCTTGGCGCTCAACCCATCCCCTGTGCTTTCCTTGGCACTTAAGGAAGAATATCATCGCCACCGTGTCCTTGTTACGGATACGGTCGATTAGCTGTTCCTCTACCCAGTCCACACGAGACTCACGCTCATCATCTAGAGCCTCCTGCAGTTCAGGATTCTCACGGATAAGCTTATACGCCGTCATGCGTTGCATCCCCGCCTTACGGGCAACCTCAGAGATGTTGCCGTTAGAGCCAGGGATAGCCTCTAGGAGGTGTTCAGGCTTCCACTTGGCAGGTCTGCCTCGCTCAGCCATTAGCCTACGATTCCTGCCGTGACAATCGTGATCGTGCGTTCCGCCGCCTCCGATGAACCGGAAACAACCTTAACCCACTTCACGCCTGCAAATACCGCAGGGTCAAGTGCCACGTACCGAGACGTACCTACCGTGACCGAATACTGCGTACCCTCGTTGTAGACGGGTACATAGGTCGATCCATCAGTAGATGCCTCAAACGTGAACGATGTCCCCGTTAAAGCCGACGGCGTCTCTACAGCAACCACGTTGCCCTTGCCATAGACATTAGCCGCCGAGGACGTCGTCCCCGACGACTCAATGGTCACATCTACAGCATCAATAGCTTGTTGGAAACTCATTACTTACTAATCGCCTCTTTAACTGCCTGAGCGACATCCTTACCCTCCTCTGCGATCTGCTTGAGTTCGTCAGAGGTGATCTTTCCGTCCTCTAGTGCAATGGATAGTGCAATAAACAACTCTCCCAACTCCTTCGTAACCTTCTCAATCTTGGTAATGATGACTGCCGCCGTAGGAACAAGCCCTACGAGGAACATCATGCCCGTTGCGATTACCTGTGATACTTCCATGGGAATGCTTGGGTTAATAGCCTGTATGGTGGGTCCGGTTATCGCCGCAAGCGCAATTAAGCCACCTGTACGCACAACCGTCGGGGTGAAATCCAATATACGCTGAATGTACCATTCGTTACGGATAACCCAATCCTTCGCAATAACCCTAGGCTTGACCTTGACTTCAGGCAATGGATCAGGCTCATCCATCGCCTCCAACTTTCCCGGCGGCATCACCTGCTTCACAATTAAGGGATCCATCCCCTTGGGTTCCATCCGCTCATGCTTAAGGATCAGCTTGTACATCTGAAACGCCTTCTCAAACTTCAGGGTGTAATCCTCACGCTCGCCTAAGCCATTATAGCCACCATTGATGATCCTAGTCACCGCCTTGACATCACCGCGATCAGCATACTTATTCAGCTTGCGCGTATCCCAGTACCAAAAGGCACTTAAGACCGCAAGTGGATACTGAGCCACATAATCCGGATACGCCACCACATCAGGAAACCGCTTAGGGTAAAACTCCATCAGCCAACTATTGAATTCCTCGTAATTGGCTCGCCCGGTAACCTGTATCAAGCCACGACCGCGAAAGCGCAGTCCATCACCCTCGTAGACGTTCCCTAAGTCAGCCCTGCCCTCATACCTCTCCTGCGTAGGGGTAGGACCCCATAACTCCTTCAGCCACCTAAAGCGACCACTCTCGTGAGCCAACTGCGCCACAAAGTGTGCAAGCCTTCTAGGCGTCACCACATCAAAATGCGGGGCATACTCATTTATCGCGTTTGCCACCTCCTGGTAACTCACGCCACGGATCTCCTGCCCTAATACGGACCGTAACAAGTCTTCGTTGATCTTCATCGTACTTCTCAGAGAGATAGTAAAACTCACCCTTCGACATAGCGAGACCCATAATAGTTCTCGTGCGCTGA